TTTTCAAGCAGAAGACGGCATACGAGTGTGGTCAGGTGCTGGAGTTCAGACGTGTGCTCTTCCGATCTTTCCTCCTCCTCCTCCTATAGAAGACCCTGTTCCTCCTCCTGCACCTTGGCTGACAGAAGAAACAGCACTAAGACGTTCAGCTAACGCTATAGAAACAGGATCACCGCCTAAGTAGAAGTTTACAGGGCCACCAGTTACGTTCCCAGCTATACTGCTTAGGGTAGCTCCATTTGTTCCAGGGATTGGAATGTTACCAATAGGGATACCGGCTATAAGTGCTGCTTTAACAGGATCTCCACCTAATATAAAAGAAGTAGCTGCACTAGCTGCCATAGTTGCTGCCATAGGGGTAAGAGTAGAAGCTATAGCTGTTGCGGTAGCCGCTGGCACACCAGCAGTTTGAGCAATTTTAACGGCAGTTTGACCTACACCTAGAGAAATTTGTCCTGCTATTGGCCCTAAAATAGACCCTATAACATAAGCTTTTATAGCAGCTATTCCTATGTCTTTTATACTAGGATCTTTAACTTCTAAAGTTCTTATCTCACTAAAGCTGAAAGGATCATAAAGATAAGTAGAGCCGTCTTCAGTCTGTCTAACAGGGCTAACATCATACTTATAATAAAGCGCCTGTAACATAGGGTCATTATTATAAGATTCCATCAAGGCTTCTTGATAGTTTAACCCTTTAGTAGCTTGTAAGTAAGTTAGTTGATCTTTAAGAATAGGTTCTACAAGAGAATGAAACTGCTGTAACTCAGAGTCTGAAGAATCAGTGTGTTGTCCTAGATTACCACCAAAGTCAGATTTACTAAAAGATTGTTCATTGGCTTCAACATCATAACCGTAGTAAGAACTTAAAGCATCTTGCAAGTCTTCAGTACTGTTTAAATTTTGAACAGCATTATATGCTTGTTTAGTTTTAATAACATCTGGACGTTTATTACCAAAGTCGCTTAGATAAGCTGGAGCATCCTCAACAAAGCCACGATACTCTTGTTCGCTAAGTACACGAGTAGAGCTAAAGTCTAGTGATCCCCCACCAACACCACCTTCACCTCCAATAATATCAGAGTCTAATAAATAATCTGTTTTAGAAAATGCTTTTTTGAATTCAGTATCATAGTAATCATCTACGTTGTCAACATCGTTAATATCAAAGTAGTCAGCACCGCCGGATAAAGTATCACGGTATTCAAGAAGGAAAGGATTATCTAAGGAAGAAAAAGACTCAGCCATTACTTACCCCAAGTAGACAAGGTTTTAATACCAAAACTTGCAGCTATAGCGCCACCTAGAAAGGCTTTGTAGTAATCAGGCATAGTAGACAATACAGTAAATCCTTGTTCAACGTAGGGAACCATAGAAGGTATAAAAGCACCTATCAATGGCAAACTTAAAACTACAGCAAACCATTCATCTTTCCATGAGGTTTGTGAGGCAGCAGCTTGTTGAGTTTCCCAATCACCGTCATTTGTAATACGGCGTAACTTGGATTCATGTACAGCTTGCTTTTCAGCAGCTTTATTTTTAAGGAAAGTACCAGCTAAGTTAGCTATAGGTCCAATCAAAGATTGCAACATAATACACTCCTTAAAGATAAAGCTAAGGGGCCACCTAAGCAGCCCCCAGCTAGACGGTTGTTACTTAGGAACAACCAAGGTAAGACCGGCTTCAGGACGAAGTACTTGAGTACCGTACAAGGTATCTGAAGTAAACAAGTTAGCAAGGAATTCTTGCTTGTACTGGGTCTGTGAACGTACACCTACCTGCTCTGCAAGAGTCAAGGCATCACGGTGACATAGTAGAGCACCTAGCATGTCTACAGTAGCAGCAGTGTTATCACCAGCGGCTTCAACAACAGGGCAGTTAGTGCTGACATAGATGTCAATACCATATAGCTCACCGATCTGTCCACCGCCTACTTTGCCATTGTTAACAAAGTCAGAGCTTACATAACGGTCAATACCCATGATGGTGTTACGAACTGAAGGAGGAACTACAAAGCTACGTCCGTCCATAGGAACGTCTTCATCATCTAACTTCTGAATGATAGCGCGGAAGCCAGCATCAGTAAAGATGTCAGAAGCAGTTACAGTGTCAGCAGCATAGGTGGTTAAACCATTTGTTGCATCTACGAAGAACGTACCACCGTTGTTCAAGTAAGTACTAGAAGAAGTACCAGCAGAACCAAGGCCAGTAGCCAGGCTGTGTAGGTCTGTGTCTACCTGAGTAGCTAGAGCGTAACCAGCGTCCTCTGTGTAGAACTGACGTAGTGAGCTAAGGGCTTGTACATCTGTAATGTCTTCAATCAAACGTGAGTATTCAAAGTGCTTATCAATAGCAATTTGTACTTCACCTTCAACATCTGCTTGTACTGTTACAGCAGTCTTAGTTACTTTAGCGTGTGCTGCGCCACGAACAGGCTTAGGCACATGGATTGTGTCGCCTTTCTTGCCTGACATAGACATCTTTTTAACTAGGTTAGCTAGTACAAGATTCTTCTTGTATGCAGCAATAATCTCATCACTCCAGATCTCTGGAATAAAAGTAGCTGCGCTTGTGTTGTTTACGAATCCGCCAGTTGCGGGATATGTGGAATCAGTCATAATAAATATCTCCTAAGATATATAATTAGCGTACCCTTTTCTCTGCGTATGCTTGCAGTATTTCTGGTGCAAGCTGTGCATAACGATCAGGGTCTTTTTGCATAAGGTTAATAATGTCTGCGCGTCTATAGATCTTCTTTGGAGCTGATTCACTACTACCACGGGGGTTACCTGTACTAGCAGCTTTTGCAGTTTGTTTACGAGCTTGTTGCTCTACTTGGGCAGTCTGTTGTACTATGTTCTGTCGCTCTTTCCAATTACTGAAAAGTTCGTCTGCGGCATCGGTGTTGTACTGTTGATCTGCTTCAACAAACAATCTGGTCCTAGTTGGGGATGCTTGAATCCACTCAGCAAACTTTGTATCCTGCAAGATAGCTTCCATCTCTGGATGCTTACTCTTTAGCTGTGCCATTGCAGTGCTCTGGCGATACTGGTTTGTGACTGCTTCAGCCTCCCTAATCTTAGGATGGTTCTGAATCGCTCTATTTACAGCCTCATTAGGGTCTGTAAAAAAGTCTATTTCTTCGTCTTCTTGTTTTGGTGCTGCTTGCTCTGGTGTGAGTTGTGTCTGTATGTAAGAATCTACAACCTTTCTTAATTCACCTACCTCAGAACTTTGCCGACCTAGTAGCTTCTCAGCCTCTTGGTGCATCTGTGCTAGTTCTGATACAGATTTATTTTGATACTTCTCTGCAAGTTCAGGTTCCTGTTGTTCAGGAGTTAACTGTTCTTCTTGTTCTTCTGTGGCTTCAAACTGACTTAACTGTTCTTCAACCTGTTGTTGTTCTTCTTCTTGACCCTCTAACGTCTATAATCTTATCCATTATTAACTCCGTACCTTAGTATTATGGAGAACTTTATTATAACGAAAGTACTTCATGAGTATTGTTTTCGTTCATGTGCGATTTGTTGCTTCCTACGTTTAGCCCACTTGTCATGTGCATCAGGAAAATCTCCACTGATACCTTCTAACTTGGACCTCACAGGAGATACAATACGCTTTGCGTCCAAGCCACAGTTGCACCTACTAACTGTGACATCGGACTTTACTAAATCTTCAAACTTATGCCCATCAGGACATCTAAAATCAAATAACCTCATCTTGGTCTACATTATCATCATTAGACTCTAATGCTTCTTGATGAGAACTTGAGATCTGCGTATCAAGATTAAAGAGTGTACCTAAGATAGCTAACTGACCTTTACGAAAGTACAGGTTATTAGCGTCTTCAGTTAACTCTACTGAGTTGATGTTTTCAACATTACCTCTTAAATCTGAGATTAGCTGTTTCCAACCCTCTGATCTAAACATACCGAAGAAATTATAAAAATATGTTTCTAACTCTTTATTCATAGTATTTTACCTTTAGTTAAAGAATACTGGATGTACTTAAAGTACCTATTTATTATATCATACTTTTTAGTAAATGTCAAGAGTTATTTTAATTATTTTACAAGTTTTTGTATTAAAGAAAACAGTGATTCTGGTACTACAAGCAAAGCAACTAATATGATTATAAATACA